GATAGAAATAGTAATGCAGTTGAATTTAAAAAATTAATAGAAAATCAAACCGGTAAGACTGTAAATATTGCAGAAACCGGACTAACAATAAATTTTAAAAAACGCCCTTTTTAAATGTTACAAATAAAAGCCAGCGATTTAGTCGAAATCGATGAAGAGTTTATAAATCGAGTTTCCAACCGACTTAAAGAAATTCAAGATAAAAAAGAGATAGAGAATCCTTACTACTCAACAAATGAAGTAGCCGAGCTTCTAAAAATCACAAGGCTCACAGTAGTTAGATACATAAATTCTTATTTATACCCTAACAAATACCCACTTACACAAAGATTAAAGGCTGTAAAAGCTGGAAAGTCCTGGTTAATTAGAAAATCAGACTTAGAAATCTACCTTAAAAACCCTAAAAACCCGAGTTATGATGAACAAAAATAGATTTCACACAACTGGTGAACTGAGTACTGAAATAATTGATAAGCTAGAATTATTAGGATTTAGTAAACTTCCAAATTGCATGAGCAAACCTTACGCACATCTGAAAAAAACTATAATTGACACAAAGACTAAAACGTTTTGGTGCCTTGACCAAGTTTGTTTTGAAAACTCGGTAGTTACTATAAGTAATCAATTTCAAGAAATTATATTAGAATTTAATATTGATGATTTGGTCTTTAATGAAGCAAAAGAGCTGGATTTGTCGAATGAAACTTCATTCAAAAAACCTCATAAAGCTACAGAAACTCAAGAAATCACTTTACTGGATTACTTTGCGGCTAAAGCCATGCAAGGGGAGCTATCTAATCAAGATGAAAACACTTCGTTTAGAACTTCAGGTGTATCTCAAAGAGCTTATCAGATAGCTCGTGAAATGATGGAAATTAGGGGGTTTGGTAAGTATAATGTTAAATAAAAAACCATTTTAATTGGACAGCTAGAATGATAAAACGAGGTAGATGGAAAAAACCATTTAAAGATGCTGGATATAAAATTATTTAATCGTTAAAAACAAAATTATGAATAAGCAAAAAGTAATTAAAGAAACGGAAACTAAGCCTGAATTACATGCGGTATTATTTGACGTTATTTTACAAGTTCTCAAAACTTGGGAAAATGAAAAAAGTGGGGACTTTGATGCCATGTGGTATTGTTATGAAACTTTGTTAGATGAAATAAGAGAAAAAGGAATTAAAACTACTATTAAAGAATTAAAAAAAGCAATGAAAAAATTAAGAAATCAGGGAGTTGTAGAATTAAAACCGATTTACGACGATGAATGGAAAATTTGCGGAAGCGGATATTTTCTTTGTCAAAATACAAAAAACTAAACCCATGAACCAATGCAATTAACAGGGAAGTGCAAAGAAGATTTTAAGAAATGGTACACAAACTGGATGTTATTATTCCTTAGAAAAAGAGAAATAAAAACTTTTTATCAGCAATCTATTTTAATGCAATACGGAGAGTATATAGATTTCTTTAATACTTCACAATACGAGGGGAAACCTTTATTTGATTACGTATTTAATATTAGGTATGACCTAAAAATAGAATCTCAAACTCATAATGACTTAGTGAGAATAAGTATACAAAAAGCAAATGAACTTTATAATCTAAAATAACTATGGAAATAAAAGGAACATTAAAAGTAGTAGGCGAGACGAAATCGTATGGCAGAAATGATTTTCAGAAACGTGAAATCGTAGTTACTACCGATGAAAAATTTCCCCAAGACATTTTGGTAGAATTCGTTAAGGATAAATGCCAAATCTTAGACAATTATGCTGAAGGTCAAGAAGTTCTTGTTGGCATTAATTTACGTGGGAGAGAGTGGGAAAGTCCTCAGGGAGAGGTTAAGTATTTCAACAGCATTGTTGGCTGGAGGATAGGATTACAGGAAGGCGAACAAAAACCTACGCCACAGCCCTATAAAGAGCCAGAGTACCCTAACGAACCTGATTTACCAATAGATGATGAAGAGGAAGATGAAATTCCCTTTTAAAATGGTGTAACAATAGTATAATTAAACTAATAATTTTGAAAAGGCAATGAGATGGATTATAAATGGAAAGAAGACCCTTTTTTTATGATAGTACCACATCTTTCGATTCCTAATGTGCATTTTGTGTTTAGGAAGCTAAGCCCTACGGCATATTTAGAGATAGAATTTGAAATTAAAAATCGATTGATATACCCTGATAGCAGGTTAACGGATTCTGAAAATGAATTTATTTCAAAAAATTTGATTTAATTATTATACTAAAGTTATACTATATTATATTTTATTTATATATTTGACACGGGAAGAAATTAACATAAAATATTTATCAGGGATAAAACCCGAATAATTGCCCGTACTCTCCTCTTGATTTCTTCCCAGATTCAAAAAAAGTACGGGCTTTTTTGATTTTGAATATTAACGGAACCTCGCAATACTAGGTTTATTATTCCTAGTAAAATAACATAGGTTTTAAAAAATATAGCATGAAAATTAAAGTAGTAATGAAGAGGGAAAAGTAGAACCAAGTTTTCTTGTTTCTACAACTAAGGCTACATAAAGACCTTTAATCAACTCCAAGAACAACTTAGAGTTTTATACAGAAATAAGTATAATAAAATATCAGCATAATGAGCAAAGGATGGATAAAGCTTCACAGAAACCTAATTGATTGGGAATGGTATGATGATATAAATGCTAGAGTATTATTAATACATCTTCTCCTTTCAGTCAATTACGAGGATAAAAAATGGAAGGGAAATTTAGTCGAAAAAGGAACAATGGTTCTTAGCTGGAGCACACTTTCTTCAGGTTGTGGCCTTTCAGTTAAGAAATGTAGGACTGCTATGAGTAAACTAGAAGATACCGGTGAAGTGACAAGGTTAGCGACAAGCAAATTTCAGGTGGTAAGGCTAGTAAAATGGGATAAACTACAACAAATAGATGAGGCAGAGGGCAAGCCAGTAGACAAGCAAACGGACAAGCTGAGGGCAGACAAAGGGCAGGCTGAGGGCAGACAAAGGGCAACAACTAAAGAAACTAATAAACTAAAGAATATAAGAAGTAAAGAAACTAAGAATATTCTTTTATCCGAAGTAAAAACTTCGGACTTAGTGGATTTAGAGATTACATATTTTGAAATAGCAAAAGCGTTTAAAGAATTATTTATTAAAAATATTTCAGAAAACGGAGGTTCAAATCAAAACCAAAAAAATGCTAAGTACAAAAATTACACAGACCCAATCCGATTGATGATGGAGAAGGATGGAGTGACCAGAGATCAAATAATAAAAGTTTGGAAATTCTTAGGCAGCCAAGAAGGAGATTTTTGGAAATCTAATATTCTATCAACCCAAAAATTAAGAGAAAAATTTTCACAATTAATAATAAAAGCGAATCAAAATGAAAACAGGGATAACAGCAAAAAGTTCGGAAATCAATCAAGTGTCAAAGGAACGTTCAGCATTATTGATTCGCTCGTTAGCGACTAATGATTTTGATTGTTTTTTAGAAATGGAAAGAAGCACTACAGTTGCAGAAGCTATTTCAGGAAGTTCTTTAAAAAGCCTTACCAAATCAATTAGCAGAAGAGATGTTATTAAATCAATTTCATTTCTTATAAATCGCTTTAATGAAAACTTCAATGCTAGTGGAAAGTTTACTGATATGCAAATCGCAACAGTATCAATGGATTTATTCGACATATTCCAATTTGAATCTCTTGAAGACGTGATGTTGATGTTCAAATACGCTAGACAAGGAAAAATTGGAGACGGAAAGGATTTTAAGCTTGATAGCCAGACGATATTTCATAAATGGGTGCCAGAATACCTTGAGCTTAAAGCAAACGAAAGAGAGCTATCCCACAATAAGAAAAAAGGGGAATTGTCGGGAATGGCAAACTTCAATTGGGATAAAGAAAACCTAGACAAGTTTGAAGTTTCTGAAAAAAAACAGTTGGCTGGGAAAAACTTTGGAAGCCGGGTGAAAGAAATATTCACTACTGAACACCTCGACAAACCAAAACTAGATCAAGTTCTTAAGCCTGATTTTTACGAAAGAGCCAAAGCTGATGTTGTAAATCACAGTACTGAAAACTTACAAGTTTATCTAAATGCTGAAAAGAAATCGATTGTACCAAATAAATCGATGATTAAAATTGTTGAAACAGAATTGAAGTCGAGGGTATGAAAAAAATTAAAAAACTGTTTAAAATATTATATAAAGAATTACAAAAATGGGGAGAGGCTGCTGCCTGGGCTAAAAGAAATTAAAGCAAATAATTATGAATCAAGGTAGTTTATTTTCTGGTATTGGAGGATTTGATTTAGCATCTGAATGGATGGGATGGAACAACTCTTTTCATTGCGAATGGAACGAATTTGGACAACGCATATTAAAATATTACTGGCCTAAAGCTATATCTTATGAAGACATCACAAAAACAGATTTCACTATTTGGCGAGGAAAAATTGACGTCCTCACAGGAGGATTCCCTTGTCAACCATACAGCCATGCAGGGAAAAGACTTGGTAAAGACGATGATAGACACCTCTGGCCAGAAATGCTTAGAGCAATTCGGGAGATTGCCCCTGAGTACGTTGTGGCGGAGAACGTTCTTGGAATCGTTAGTTGGAATGACGGACTGGTATTCAACGAAGTGCAAGCTGACTTGGAAGCTAAAGGGTACGAAGTACAACCGTGTGTACTTCCAGCTGCAGGTGTCGGCGCTCCCCACAGAAGAGATAGAGTCTGGTTTATTGCCCACCGTTCAAACTCAGGGATTAAAAGTATTCGAGAATCGAAGAAGCAAGGCAATAGAATTGAAAATACTCCCAACGCCAACATCATCAGGCGAGGAAGGCTACAAGACTAGGGAAAAAAGACAAGGTCACAAGAAAGCAATGAGTTATCTGGAGGCGAACATCGAATACAAGATGTTGCCTACACCAGCAGCTTCAAATTACAAGGGAGCAAGCAGTACCGAAGCGTTAAAAGCAAGGGGCAGACTGAAAGAAAAGGCAGACAATTTAGCGGATCAGTTCCATCAAAGTGGCAAGACTTCCCAACTCAATCCCCTATTTGTAGCGGAAATGATGAGCTTTCCAGTAGACTGGACGGAATTACCTTTCCTAAATGGAGAAACGAAAGCATAAAAGGATTTGGAAATGCAATAGTTCCTGAGGTTGCTTTGCAGATTTTTAAGGCAATCATGGAAACTAGAAATTCACTTAAAACTGAATAAACCAAAAAAGGGAAGGGGAAAACTTTATAGAGTACTCAAAAATATTAAAATTACAATTATGTTAGAAAATCACACAAAACTTGAAAAAGACATTAAGGCTGACAAGACTCTTCGCGTAAGCTTAGACAAAAATCTTCAAGAATTGAAAGAACTTCCTAGTTCAAGAGAAAGAAGTTTATCAATTACAAAATTACAAGAAGCTATTATGTGGCTTGGTATGGACTTAAAAAGATTAAATGAACCTAATCCTTATCCAGACAGTTATAAGCCTGAGAACGCTAAAATAGCACCAACAGCAGACGGATTAAAATTGTAGTAAAATGTGAGCATGGGCTTATCCTGTTTAAAAAGGTTTTAGCCCATAGCACACAAAAAATAATCAATAAATAAAATCAACAAATGACCAAGCAACAGATTATAAATTATATCGATAAAAACTTTAAGCCACTAGCAATAGGCTTTATAGTGGCAATGATTTTAAGTTTTTTATCTGACTTAATAGAAAACATTGTACTAAAAATAGCATTGATTATTGCAGGCTAAAATATAGAAACTAAACCCACAGAGGGAAACTCATTTCCCCCTGTTAGAACTAAAATCATGACAGAAAAACTACAACTTATCAAAACTCTTCTATTGCAAGGAGAGATGCTTGATGATATAAGAATAAAAGCTAAGACTTCTTGGAGAATGATTTATAGAGTTATTGAAGAACACGGAATGCAAGAGTTTCGTCAAGAGGTAACAAGAAGGCACAAAAGCAAAAGTTCAAAGATGTTAAAAGCTCCTAGCATTGCTAAAAAAACAAATA